ACCCGTTGGCCGCATGATGCAACTCGGCGCAGTACCCTTTCGGGTCGCGCAGGTGCCGCCGCAACTGCCGGACGCACCGGGTGAAGTCGCCGGGCGTACCCCAGCGGATTTTGGCCGCGCCCGCGCCCGTCAGCCAGTAGGCGCGCAGCCGGGCCGCACCCGCAGCACCATCCGCCGCCTCAACCATCGCCGGCTCGGGTGCCAGGTCGGCCGGCAGCACAAGGTCATCGGCGGCCGGCCCGGTCAGCGGCAGATCCGTGGTCTCGTCCGCGAACGCGACCCGCACCCGGTCGAACGTTACCGGGCCAGTCCTGTCCGACCAGGCGACCACGTTGGACAAGTCGCCTGTGTAGGCGAGGGTGATGTGCGGGTGGTACGGGGCATGCTCCGGCGGGGTGGCGAACCCCACCGGCCCGTTCGACTGGGCCTCCGCCACGGCGGCACCGGCCAGCGCCTTGGCGTAGCCGATTTCGTCGCCGGACAGCGACAGCACGATGCAGGTGTTCCCGCCGCCCGGGTTGAACACGGAGATCGCGAACGCGTCAACGGTGATCGGTGGCAGGCCAGCGAAAGCCCGCATGACCTCGGTGATGATCCGCTGCCGGGCCAGGGTGGGGATCTCGGCCGCAGGGCCCAGATAGTTGAGGGTGACGTGCAGCTGCTCCGCCGGCTCCCCGCCGTCCACGGCCAGCCGGCGGGCGTCCTCGTCGGTGGGGATGAGCGCCACCATGGCACCGGTGTGCTGGTCGGCGGCGGCCATCACCTTCCCGGAGGCTGCCTCGGTGAGCCGTTCCAGCGCCGTGTCCAGTTTCCGGATGAGGGCCGGGGTCAGCGGCACGGACTCGTCATCGCGGCTGCCCTTGGGGCGGACACCAAGCCAGTAGTGGACCTCACCGTCGTCGACGTACACGTGGTAGGTGAGGTCGGCCCAGTCGGACGACACCGCGCCTTCAAGATCGTCAAGTTCGTCAAACGCGGCCTCGGTGGCGGCGATGTCGCGGCGCACCCGATCCAGTTCGGCGGCCTTGTCTTCGGGCAGCGGCACCGGGTTGGCGGTCAACTCGTCCCGCCTGCGCTGCGCCGCCTCCATTTCGGCGGTCAGTTTGGCCCGTTCGGCCACGTCGCGGCGGTGGAACCAGGGGACGGTTTGGCGCCACTCCGGCTGGGACTCATGCCAATCGATGATGATCTTGTCGCGTTCCTGGGGATCGGCGTTCCGCCACCGCTCCTGCAGATCAGCCGGCATCCGACCAACCCGCTCCTGCTCCCGCTCCGCGATGATGTCCAACCGGCTCTGGATCTCAGGCATGCGGGCGTCGATACGGTCCAACTCCCGCGCCTCAGCCTTGCTCAGCTTCGGCCACTGCGCCCGGATCAGTTCCCGTTCCTGCCGCTCCAGCGACGACAGGGTCCGCACCAACTCCCGGTTGCGGACATTCAGATCCGCACCGGTGTCGAACATGGCGCCCAGGGCATCCCGCAACTCACCAACCTGGCGGGCGTCAAGGTTGACGGTGGCGCCCTTGTTCGCCGCCGACCACCGCCGCCTGTCCTCGTCGTTGATTCCGACACCGAGACGGATCTGCGGCCCGTCCGCCGTGCGGATCGCGGCAATGGGAATCAGCCCGTCGTTGGTGGACACAACATCGGAGCCGGCCAGGGACTCACCCTTGCCGAGCTTGATCCGCCCCGCCAGCTTCAGCTTGTCAACGATGCCGGACACGCCGCCGCCGGGGGTGTCGGTCCACTTGCCATCGGCGTCACGTGGCTGGTTGGGGTCGAACCGGGCGCGGATGGTCACCTGCACCCGCCGCGCACCCTCCGGTATGTCGGCGGATGCGGTCACACCCAACGCGTCGGGCAGATCCTGGATGGACCGCAGCGTAGCCACCGCAGGTGGGGTGACGCCCAGGAGCGCGACCGCGGTCACCACGAACGGATGCACATGGCCCAGGGCGCAGCGATGGTTGTAGTTGCCCTCAATGGAGCGGTCCGGCCATGCGGCGGCCTGCACATCGTGCAGCCACGGCAGCGTGACTTGGTCACCGACCAGGGTGTGGCCGCCGTCGACGGTGCGCAGGTTCTCGTACCAGCCCAGCGCCGGTTCGCCGTCGCCGACGAACCGTGGGTCGGTGTGGCCAAGCTTGATGATCGGCTTGCGGATGGCCTGGCAGGACTGGGCCTCAACGGCGGCGGCCAAGTCGGCCGGCGTCGGGGTCCAGGTGCCCGTCATGGTTGGCCATCGGCCGGTGCGGACCAACTCCACACCGTTGCGCCGCTTCAAACTGGTGGGCATGCCTCACCCCGTCCATCAGACCCAGTCGTCAAGCCCCCAAGACGTGGGGCGAAGTGGTGGGAGTGGTGTAAGGGGACTACCGCCGCTACTGCTGGTCGGTGTCGTCGTCCCAGTCGGGGACCGGCCCGCCGGTCGGCTCGTCCACGATCGGCGGCTCATAGTCGCCGCCCATCCGCTCACCCAGGCGCCCCTTGGCGTCCTTGGCATCTCCGGTTGGCTCGTCAGGCCGCGTCATCGGCGACCACCTCTACCTCGAGCAGGCGGTGTCCCTGCGGGGATTCGCCACGGTCGGCGACGACCCGCATCGTAAGACCCCGCGACAGCAGGATCTCCGCCTGGTCACCCAACTCGGAGATCCGCACCGCGCCGGTGCCCTCCGGGACGCGGATCCGCATCAGCACCGGACGCTCACCGGCACCGGGGTAGGTGAACCAGGCGGCAACATCCCGGTCGGCGGTGGTTGAGGTGTAGGCCAACTCCCGCCAGGTGAGGCCGGTCATGTCCCCGTCGAGCCGGTTGCCGAAGAGGCGGTCGGCGTTGGTGATGCCCCGCCACACGTGGACGTCCGTGGCGAGTCGGGAGGCGCCCATGGCCTCATCGATGCGGGCCACCCGCCGCGCCACCAGGGGTTCCACCTCGTCGCGGCGCAGTTGGCCGTTGATCGCCACGTAGAAGCTGGACTCGTAGTCCCGCAGCGCGGCCCGCTGTGGGCGGGTCAGCGCCGGCTCGCCGGGGCGGCGGCGCCGGTTGAGCCCGGCGGGGACGGCTCCCATGGCATCCTCGCCGCTGGCCGGGGACGTCGTCTTCTTGGCCGGCGCTGCCTTCTTCGCCGGTGTCGTCTTCTTGGCGGGCTTCGACCCGCCGCCGGCGCCGCGTACGTCATCCAACAGGCGACGGGCGATCGACTCCCGAGACTCGCCCCGCTGCAGCGTCAACCCCCGCGCCTTCGCCGCGCGGCGCAGCTGCTCCCGGCTGAACCCTTCGAACGGATCCCCCGACCCGCTGTGGTCCTTCACGGCGTCGGCGATGCGGTCCGTCAACGAGCGGAACCGGCCCGCTCCCGCCGTGCCCTTTGGGTTACGGGGATGATCCTCTTCCCGCCACTGTGCGGCCTGCACACGGTCACCGGCGACGTGGGCGAGCGCCGCCGTCAACAGGTCGGCGGCCTCCTCATCTGCTGCGGCGGTCACACGGATCGTGTCGGGGACGACGGCGATGAGCCGGCCCCGGCACCGGTCCCCGCCAAGGCAATGCCGATACTTGCCGGCCGGATAGGCGGCAACCGCATCCGCCAGGCTGGTGAAGCGGCGGCCGTCGACACGGCGGCACGGCTCGCACCTGTTCGGGTCGGAGATCTCGGACGCGTAGAAGACGACCCCGTCCGGGGCGGCGTCGAAGGTCGCCAACCTGCCCTCGGCCTGCGCGGTCACCAACGCCGACGACAGGGTCTGCACCACCCAGCCCCGCTGCGCGGCCTGCGACAGGTCACCCAGCACACCCCGTACCGCGGTTTCGACCACGTCCGGGTCGGCGCCGACGGTCCGCAGCGCGGCCCGGGCTGCCGAGTTGACGTAGCCGGAGGCGAGCAGGCCCACGGTTGCCTCGGCCACGTCGGCCAGCCGGGCGGTGTCCACATCACCCGCAGGTACGGTCATGCCCTGCGTGGCGAGTTCCGCTGCGGCGCGGCCGGCGGACACGGTGGCGAGGCCGGTCAGCGACGTCGTCACCGCCGCGGTGATGCCCGCCAGGGCCACGGCGGGTGGCGTGTACGACGCCAACTGGGCCAGGGTGCCTGCGGCGGCCGCCGCAACAGCGGCGCCGCTGATCGCGGCGACCAGTTCGGTGGTCAGGTCGGGCCACTGGTCGGTCAGGTCTTCCAGCGCCTGCTGGACGTCTTCGTCGAGCTGGTCCGGGTCTATCCCGGACTGCTGTTCGACGGCGGTCAGTTCCCGGCCGGCGGCGAAGACGGGCAGTTCGAGTTGCCCGTCAACGAAAGGGCGGCGGCCCCGGCGTTGGGCTGCGGCCACCCGCCGGTCGGGCTCGTCGGCCTGGTCGGGCTGCTGCTCGCCCTCCTCTGGTTCGCCACCGGCTTCGCCATCCTGCCCGTCGTCGGGCTGCGGGGATGGCCCGGCCGGCCGTGGACGTGGCCGTGGCGGCCGCTGCGACGGCGGTGGTTCGGTGCGCTCCGGCAGCCGGTACTCGCGGCGCACCCACTCCTCAAGCCCCGGATCCGCCGACAACGCACCCGAGGACAGCAGCAGCTGCAGCGACTCGGCGGTCACCTCGCGGCGGGATCCGACACCGGACGCCACCACCCGCGGCACCGGCTCATCCGGGCCCCAGTTCCACTCCACCAGCCGGGCGGCGATCTGCCTGGTGGCTGTGTCCGCGATCTGCTCGGCCAGCGTCTCCAACGCCAGCAGGAACGCGTCGACGAACGCCTCACCCAAGGCGCGGGACCCGTTGGGGGTTTCCCCCAGGTCGATGAACCCCATCAGCGCCATGCGGGACATCTGCTGG